GGCAAACTAAACGCAATGTTTGATGATGCGCAAGATCAACAGGAATTTACCATTAGGCTCACGGAGATACTAAAAACAAAAAGCGAAGAATACAATCAATGCGCAGGACGCATGGACAAGTTAATTACCAAGTTAAATGGTGACCGCGCAAAAAGAGTCGCCTCAAGGCATTCGCAAAATGCGAGCGTTTTAAATATAGTTCAACTATTCCAAGAAGAAGAGGAAAGAAAAATTATGGTTCAAATGGCTGAAATGCAAAAGCAAACTATAAGTGACGAAGCAGATCAGCTAGAGTCTATGTCTGACTGGAAGTCTAGGGTTTTAGGGGTAGCAAAAGAAGATGTCATTTAATTGCAAAGAATGTAATAAAGAGTTTAATACTGAAGCGGCCATCCACCGTCATCTGAAAATTCACGATATGACCTTGGCGGATTATTATACGAAAAATTTCCCGAGGAAGAATTTATTCACTGGAGAGCTACTGCCTTTTAAAAACAAAAAAGATTATTTCGAAAAAGATTTTTCCACATATAGTCAGTTGTTAAAATGGTGTCATGCAAACCCTCCAGAAGAGGTAAAAGAATATTCTCTGAATAAATTAAAACAAAGAATAAAGGAAAAAGATCTAAAGTTTGGTCCTACTCACTTGGAGTTATTATTGAACGAAATGCCAACAGTAGATATTTATAAAAAGTTTTTTACAAGCTATTCCCATGCATGCGGTCAAGCGGGAGTAACGCCAATGCTTTACAGAAAACTGCACGAAGACTTCTTCAATATTCAAGATTTTAATGATTTACAAATAGTTGTTGACACTCGAGAAAACCATCCGCTGCCATTTAAGAACATAAAAAAATTCGCCTTAGACTTTGCAGATTATACTGCGAGCGGAAGTAAGTACGATTATACCTTTGTAGAAAGAAAAAGCGAAAGCGACTTTAAGTCTACAATGTCGCAAAACTTTTCAAGGTTTCGGCGTGAAGTTTCCAGAGCTAAGGCAATGGATAGTTACATATTCATTGTTGTGGATAGCGACATAAGAAAAATAAAAAAACAAAACCATTTTTCTCCGCATCCAGCAAACTTGAAATTCATTTTTCATAATATGAAAGCATTGTGCCACGAGTTTCCAGAAACATGTCAATTTGTATTCTCTGGAAATAGAACATCTTCAATAGACTTAATACAAAGAATTTTATATTTTGGTAGAAAAATATGGTATTCTGATCTACAGTATTATATAGACGCAAGGAATTATGGCTTGGGAAAAAGGAAATCAAAAGGAACGAGTAAACAAAACTCGCGACATAAACAAGCAGCTATTAGCTGATGACATTGGGTTTCTTGAAGAAAAAGAGGCTAAAATTCTTTTTTACAAATTTCTTCGAGAGAACATAACTTTCTCAGCAGACTTGTTGATGGGGATCAAGCTCTTCCCATTTCAGCATATGGCCGTCAAGGCAATGTTTCAAACAGATTATTTCATGGGAGTATGGTCTCGCGGAATGTCTAAATCGTTTACAACGGGTGTTTATGCGGCTTTAGATGCAGTACTAAACCAAGGGGTCGAGATTGGAATATTATCTAAATCTTTTAGGCAGGCAAAAATGATCTTCAAAAAAATAGAAGATATTGCCGCAAAACCTGAGGCCGCTTTGTTCGCTCAATGTATCACAAAAAAAAGTAAAAGCAACGACGAATGGCTGATGGAAATAGGTAGGTCAAGAATTCGAGCACTACCATTAGGTGATGGCGAAAAGCTTCGTGGTTTTCGTTTTCATAGAATTATTATTGATGAGTTTGCTCTTATGCCAGAAAGAATTTATAATGAGGTTATAGTTCCTTTTTTATCTGTAGTGGAAAATCCTACTCAACGAGAAGATCTTTATAACCTTGAAACGACAATGATTAACCAAGATAAAATGACTGAAGACCAGAGATATGTTTGGCCTAATAATAAATTAATAGCTTTATCCTCTGCGTCGTATAAATTCGAATATATGTATAAAGCATATACCCAATTTGAAAATTTAATACATAATCAACCCACTGACGACACTGCCCATCGAACAATTATGCAGTTTTCATATGACTGCGCTCCGAAGCAACTTTATGATCAGAATTTATTAAATCAAGCTAAATCCTCTATGAGTCAAAGCCAATTTGATCGAGAGTTTGGCGCTGTTTTTACTGATGACAGTAGTGGGTATTTTAAGATATCAAAAATGGCAGAATGCTCAATCCCAGACGGAGAAAGTCCGTCTATCGAAGTTGCTGGCGAAGCTGGAGCGGAATATTTAGTTGCTTTTGACCCTAGCTGGGCAGAGAGCGAAAGCTCTGATGACTTCGCTATTCAGGTTTTAAAACTTAATAAAGAAAAACAAATAGGCGTTGTGGTTCATAGTTATGCGCTTGCTGGAGCCAACATGAAAGAGCATATAAAATACTTTTCATATATACTTCAAGCTTTTAATGTCGTTATGGTTATCGGCGATTACGCTGGAGGAGTTCAATTTTTAAGCGCCTGTAATGAAAGCGAAATATTTAAAAAAGACAATTTTTAACTAAAAACAATTGAGGTTGATTTTGAAAAACCAGAGGCGTACAACTCTGATTTACAAAAAGCGCGAAATGAATACAATAAAACTGAAAAGAAAATCTGTTACTTAAGGAAGCCCACAAGCAACTGGATAAGACAGGCTAACGAATTATTGCAATCTAACTTTGACCACAAGAGAATCTTTTTCGGATCAAGAGCTATTGATGACGCGTATCAGACGCAAAGGCGAAAGCAAATTCCCATCGAAAATTTAAAATACTTAAAAGGCAGCGACATGCTGAGCGAAAAAATGACGAAAGAAGCAAAAATGATTGATTTTGTTGAGCACCAAAGTGATATGTTAGAGCTTACAAAAGTAGAATGCGCGCTTATACAAATAACAACCACGACTCAAGGCACTCAAACTTTTGATCTTCCGCCGAATTTAAGGAGGCAGTCTGGTCGGGATAAAGCTAGAAAAGATAGTTATTCTGCATTAGTATTAGCTAATTGGATGGTTAAGACATATTTTAATATTATGAACTTTAAACCTAAAGAGGTTGAGGTTACCTTTACGCCAAGATTCATTAAGTAAAGTTCTTTTTAAACTTTTAAAAGTAACTTTGCCAACTTTTGTGTAATTAAAACAAATGGCTGAAAAGAGAAAATATAATAAGAAATCCGAATACTGGGGCAAGTTTGATAAAAAACAGTCTATAGAAGAGACTTTGGCGACAAATCCATTACTGCAGAACAGTACATATACTCCTTCCTTAGAGGGAGAAGCTTACTTTAATTCCACGGCTAAGGCGTCTTATTCTCGAACAGGAAGCGGGACAACCACAAGATCAAGATCTAATCGGGTTCATAAGGTTCCTCAAAGCGACAGATACACAAATATTAGGGACGGGTTACTTCCTTATGATTATTCTGCTAGTGGCATTAACGTAAGAGAAACAATAGAGCTTTGCCAAAAAGCATATGCCAATGTGGCTATTTTTAGAAACGCTATAGACATTATGGCTGAATTTGCTAATTCAGAAATATTTCTCGATGGCGGAAGCAAAAAATCAAGAGATTTTATTGAGGCGTGGTTCAGGAAGGTAAAGCTCTGGAAAATAAGAGATCAATATTTTAGAGAGTATTACAGATCTGGAAATGTTTTCTTTTACAAAATCGACGGAAGGTTCAATACTGATGATTTTATCAAGATGACAAAAACTTACGGAGCAGTGTCCGTAAATAAAATACCTATTCGTTATATTTTGCTTAATCCATATGACATGATCGCTCGCAGGACAACTGGATTTGAGACTACTGGCGTATATGCAAAAATTTTAAGCGAATACGAGATAGAGAGGCTTAAGAATCCCAAGAACGAATATGACGCAGAGGTTTATAGGGGGTTGCCGAGCAATCTTAAAAAGAATTTTAAAATGAATGGATATGCGCCTGATGGAGCAAAAGTTGAAATCGAGCCAGAAAGACTTAGGTATTCTTTTTATAAAAAACAAGATTATGAGCCATTTGCCGTTCCGTTCGGGTTTTCTGTTTTAGAGGATATTAACATGAAGCTTGAGTTCAAAAAAATTGATCAAGCGATCGTTAGAACTATAGAAAATGTTATTCTTTTGATCAGCATGGGCAACGAACCCAACAAAGGAGGAATAAATCATAATAATCTTGCGGCTATGCAGGAGCTTTTTAGGAATGAGAGCGTGGGGCGTGTCCTTGTGAGCGACTACACGACCAAGGCAGAGTTTGTTATTCCTGACATGAATAAGATTTTAGGATACGAAAAATATCGCATAGTTAATGAAGATATCAAGGAAGGACTTCAGAATATTATTGTCGGTAGTGAGAAATATAGTAATACTGCTGTCAAGGCTGAAATATTCCTCGAGAGGCTCAAGGAGTCTAGACAGGGATTTTTAAATGACTTTTTGCAACCTGAAATCAAACAGGTCTGTAAAAACATG